GTCCCGCGTCTCGCCGGCTGCGATTGTCTCCGTCTCACCCGCGCCGATGTCGGTACTCATGGGCCGCTATCAGTCGATGGTCACCGACAGCTTGCCAGCGTTCACGTTCAACGTCGTGACGCTGGAGAGGTCACGCGACTGTGAGAGGTCCCCCGCTGCGACGAGATGGTCCGTCGCCGCGCCGTCGCCGGCCACCGTATCGCTCTGGAAGTTGACGATAATGAAGGCCGCGTCGACCGTCTGGCTGGAGTCGCTGGTGTCGAAGGACAGCTGCGTGTCGTTGTCGATGCCGAAGTTCCTCGAAATCTGGGCCGTCGTCGTCGTGGCCGTCTGTCGGGCGTAACTCCCGCCGGCCGGTTCGGTGGTGATGCCTGGCAGCGTCGAGCCGTCGCCGAGGGCGTCTGTCGCGTCTTCATACAGCCCGACCGTCACCGACGCGCCGTCGATGTTGTTCTCGGTATACCACTCCTCGCCGATGTCCGTCAGCAGGTTAACCATGTCACACCGTGGGATACCGGCGGCAAAAAGCGTGCGGGGTCAGTCGCCCGGATAGGGACGTTTATCTGGTTGCGCGGCCGCTCGGTTCGTACTCCTTCAGCGCGAGGTCCCACCCGACCAGTAGCCCGACGACCACACCGAACGTCGCCGCCGTCGGTCCGGTCGCCAGCGCGATGAACGGGGCAGCGGCGAACACGGCCAGCGCGACGGTCGCACAGTCGGCCAGTGGCGTCGTGGTCATTCTTCGACCACCAACTCTATAGACGTGACAACGCAGTCGGGGTTGCAACACTGGTACAACGACCGGACGTTGCTTTTTGATACCTGCGTGCCGCCCAACCACAACACGTCGCCCAAACATTCCGGGCAGGTGATTCCGTCGGTCATTCCTGCCCCCGCTCCAGCGCCGCGAGTGGGTCCTCGGCGGTGAGCACCTCGGCCAGTTCGTCGTCGCTGAACCAGTCCCACGTATACCGCTCCGTTCGGAAGCCGTTGTTCCCGTCGGGCGCGGGGTAGTGCCAGGGTTCGATGCGCGACACCGGACACTCGCGGGCCATGTTGTGCGGCCGGTTGATGTCCACGCCGTCGAAGCCCGCCCGTATCGCCCCGACTATCGCTCGCTCCGTTCGCTGCTGGTCGGCCCGAATGACGCGGTCCGTGAATACCGACAGTGTGTCGTGCGACAGGTCGGGAACACTCCCTTCGCCTTTCGGAACGCCGTAGTCCGACACGTCGAACCCGTCGAAGTGGTCACCCATCGCCCAGCTCCTCCCGAATCGTTGCGACGGACTGGCGGATTGCCTCGGCGTCAAAGTCGGACTTGGCGCGGTCGGCCGCCGTTTCAAGGTCCTCCAGCGCGTTCCGAATCGCCTGGGTCATGCACGACGACCCGCCACACTTCGGGCAGTGGACCGGCGCGTCGCCGTCGGCGGTGAAGCCGTGGTCGCAGGTGGGACAGACGTGTTCGGCCGCGCTGTCGTCTTCCGGTGGTTCCCACAGTTCCACGTCGATGCTGATTTGCGACGCAAGGATGCCCTGCGCGTCTCCGAAGGCGTCGCGGAGGTATTCGACTTCCGCGACGAGCGTTCCCGACTCGACAGCGTGGCGCTCGCCGTCGATAGCCAACTGCGCACCGGAGAGGTCGACCGTGGTTCTCTTGTCACTCACCGTAACCGCCCCTCCAGTTCGTCGGCAGTGTCTTTCGGGAGCGATTCTATCATCGCCTTCAGTTCTTCTATCTCCTCGGCGGTGGCGTTCGCCGCGAACTCCAGCCCTTCGGGGATGTCGTACTCGTCTCTGTCGCCGTCGGGCCGAACGATTTGCTGGCCCCACGTCCGGTTGTTCGCCTCTTTCTGTGCCTTCGCCGCTTCGTACTGCTCCGCCGGAACGCGGAGCGTCTTGTAGTCTGTTGCCATTCGCACGCCCACGGCCGCCGATGAGACGATACTAAGCGTGGGTTAGGCCGTTCGCGTAATCACAACGTCCTTGTCCGATTTGCTGCCGTACATGACGGTGTCGCCGTTGTCAACATACTGGATGTCCCAGTCGCCCCAGTGGTCGCCAAGGACACCGAGAGTCGACATCCCGCCGGGGAGCATATGCGTACCCGAGTGCGGGATGTTCGTGATTCGGAGCTGGTCGGGGCTGTCCTTGATAATCTTCGCGTCGCCGGAGCATCGGGAAAGCGTGTCTGAAAGTTCGTCGCCGAGAATCGTAGTGGTCTGCTGTGCCATACTACAACATTGTAGCCACTCCTACTTATAACTTACTAAAACCTACTACAAACACCCAACCGGCGTTAGTAAATCCTACTACACACCGGTATGGTCGGCGTCGTCTACCTCCTCGATGTCCCGGAGCAGCGTGAAACACCGACACCCGATGCCCGGCTCGCTGTCGCCCGGCACAGACTCTTTCTTGACGCCCCGGCCTTCCGTCGAGTAGTCCACAGACCACGACTCGCCGGGTCGTTTCCACGACCCGCTCATATCGGCGTGGGCCGGCCGAACGCGGTCGTCGCCGCTGTCCTGCCACACTTCGACCTTCTCCAGCTCCGCCGCCACCTCCGTCCGGGCCTCGCCCGTGGCGACCTGTAACTCTTGGCGGGCTATCTTCTCCGCGCCGTTCCACCCGCTCTTGATGTCGCCCTGGTCGGCGATGTCTTCGGCTATCGCCCGCGAGTTCTTGCCCTCGGCCCATCCATCCCCAACCGTCTCGCGGATGTCCTCGGCCATGCTGTCGGCGAAACTGTTGGCGAAGCCGATGTCGCGGTCCCGAAGCCGGCCGCGTATCGCCTCCACGTCGACATCGTCGTCGGGGGCCTCGTCTACGTCCGTGATAGTATCCTCCACCGTCTCGGCGACGGCGTCGGCCGTTTGCTCCCGGATTGCGTCGGCGATGTCCCCGGCGATTCGGGTCTGCTGGAGTAAGTCTTTCAGTTCGCGGGCCAGCGACGTAGCGGACTTCTCGGTTTCCTCGTCGGCGGCCAGGCGCTCGATGATGCGCTGTATGTCGCGGTCGGACAAGACGCGGTCATAGAGGTCCTGTATGTCGTCGGCGATGTCCTCGCGTAACGCCTCCACGTCGCCGGGCTGTACGTCGAACTGATACCACTCGTCAGTCTCGCGTAGCGGTTCGTCCTTCCGCATTTGTGCGTTTCCCGAATCGCCCTCCGACACAGACATCTGGAGCCCGTCGAGTGGCCCGTCGCCGCTGTCGTCGACGAGGTCCTCTTTGTATCCGTCCTCGGCGTCGTCGGGCAGTTCCCGCCCGATGTCTTGAAGCGCCGTCGACCGCTTGATGAGGTTCGCATCCCACTCAGCCCGGACCCGTTCGGACATGGCCCGCCGCGTCGTCTCGCTGATTCCGGGCTTGAACTCGAAGTGATAGTTCTCTCCCCAGTGGGGTTCGATGAGTTCGTCGTTGATGAACCGCTCCAGCTTCATGAGGTACGGCCCCAGCGTGTTTTCCTCGAAGTTCTCCCGCTCGCCCTGGAACGTGTTGTAGTTGACCTTCTCCGGTTCGACGCCGACGACGGCCGTGGGCACCTGAAAGACGCTGGCGATGATACGCGCGTACCACTTCTGCCGTTCCGTGAACTCCAGTTCCTTGAAGTTCATCGACATCGGCTCGAAGGATACGTCACCGCCCCGGCCGGCGAACATGAGCGACTTGTGGGGCTTGCCCTTGATGTTCTCGGCGTTTTCGGTCTTCCACTCCTTGATGTGTTCGCGGTCCCAGTTCTCGAACACCCACGCCCCCGACGGGATGGACCCACGGGAGAGGTACTGCTGTTCTTGTTTCAGCGCGAGGTCGACCGACTGTAAGAAGTCCTCCACCAGCAGCGTCGGCGGGAGTCCATACCGGCGGTTGCTCCGGGGGCTCATGTCGGTCCACATAATCTCGCCCACGTCGAACTCGACGGGCGTGCGGAAGCCGTAGGACCCCGACGTGCCGCCCTCGCTGTTGCCCGACCCCGCGCTCCGCTCGTGGTCGAACTGCCAGAACGCCTGTAGGTGTCCCGTCCGGCCGTGGAAGTCCTTGGTCCACACCTCCGGCGCGGACGTTCGGATGCCGCGCGGCCGTAGGTTCTCGGCGTCAGTCACCAGCTGGTCGTCGTCGCCGTAGGCACTCTTGGGGAAGTACTTGACCACCGACGCCGACCCGACTTCGAGGAGGTCCGACAGCCACATCTCGACGGCGTCGTGCCAGCCGGCCTCGGGGTTGGGGTTCCGTAGGAGGTCCGCTATCGACTCGGCGGTGGCGTCGGGGAGGTCACCCGCGACGGTGTCGGCCTTCGCTATCGGCCGGCGCTTGTCGGGATGGGTGGTCAGTCGCTTGCGTGTCTCGTTGGCGTCGTCGCCCCTGGTGATGGTCCACGGCGCCTCGGCTACCTCTTTCGCGATGGTCTGGACGAGCATCCCGACCCACGTATTTTCCTGTGAGAGATTGCGGAGTTTGATGGGGTCGAAGTCCCAGCGAACGCCCTTCTCGGGTTCGTACAGCCACGGGAACTGTGCCTTTTGCTTGAGCCCGCTGTCGTCCTTCGCATACGGCGAGTCCATCATCGGCCCGTCGCTGGCCGGCGTGCCCTCGTCGACGAGCGCGCCGGGATTGCGCTGTGCCCACTCCTGATTATACCGAGCCACGTCGTCGGCGCTGGCTTGCTCCGGCGACGGGGGCGTATCGGACCCGCGAGAGAATAGGTCGCGTAGCCATGACATACCGTGTAGTGCCGTCGCCGCGCGGATAAGCGTAGCGGGCGCTTACTGTCGAAGGATGGGAGAACCGCCGGGCCTGAAAACAGCCCGGCAGTACACAGGTTGGCAGTGACACAGTTCCGGCAGTCGACGACGAGGGTACGCTTTCGCGGGTGACCGTGGACGCCGTCCGGTGCCACCGGACCACGGGACCACCGGCACGGACGCCGACGTGGTAGGCAACGGCTACCGGGATTATCAAGGTTCCGGCTGGCTTACTGACGGCGCTGTCGCTCGCCGGTTTGAAACAGCACTGGGGTATCCCGACGCCACGGCGACGCCGAGAGGAACCTGTCACCTTGGACGGTTCAGTGT